TTTGTAGGCGGTATCACTAAAATCATAATAGACAATCTGAAGCAGTTGGAACTTACGAATCGTCCGATTCATTGCACCGACATCAAACGAGAAACCATTTATGTGAAAGACGAAGAACAGTGGGAAAAAGATGCGAGCAAAGAAGTTTTACAAAAGGGCATCCAAGAAATCACTCGTAAAAACATGTGTAAATTATCCGAATGGCGTGAGAACAACCCGGAATACAATGATATGGAAACGGAACTGGGCGAAAAATCCATGATAATGCAACAGACCTCTATGGCCGGCACAAAACGCGAAGAATTTTATCCGAAAATCATCAAAAACATTGCCAAAGAGACCAACCTCGAAAAAATCAAAAAATTGGAGTAATTATGTATAATAATTCACATAATTACTTTAGAGTGTTACCGTGCTACGAACCGTTGTATCACGATAAATGCTGTTGGCATCCACCATGGACGCTTTCAAATACTTGACCAACACAGCATTGGTCTTCAAAATATCCTCTTTGGATAAATAGGCAAACCACTGATATTTGGGACGACGCAAAATTTCGTCTTCGGGAATGTAAATACCGATACAGGAGCGATCCAATTCCAAGAATTTCTCCTCAAAAAGTTCCTCCACGAGTATGGTCTTGCGTTTGGTGGTCTTGATTCCGATCTGTTGCCCCATGATCAAATTCATTTTTCCCAATTCAATCGCACTCATGCACCACTGCGAATTCGTGCCTAAAAATCGCTTTTCTTCCGTCATATCGAACTTGGCGTTTTTCTTTTTCAAAAACTGAATAAATTCTTCAATCGTGCTGTCGTTTTTAAGAGCCCCCACAAAATACATGTCGGGAACGAACAACATCTTGTGTTTTTGATCTGCGTAGTTGCAGGTACGATTCACAGATTCGGCAACAAAGGGTTTCTTACCGTTGATACCAATATCGTAGAAACTCTTTAAATTTTCCATACACAAAAAGGAATCGGGTATGACCATTCCGCCGTACAAATAGATGATGTTCAAAAGACCCAGTTCTCTAAAATAAGTTTTTTGCGGATCGGTCATTCTGGACATGTCAATGTCCCAGTCCGGAATAAGTTTTGCAAAAGTATTATCGTCTATTAAACAAATGTGGAAATCGTCATTGTTGTGATTGATGACCGACTGTATGGTGTAATGAACATAAGGCATGTTCAAATTGTCCGTATTACGCGACATGAAGTCCTTCCACACTCTCGCATTTATTTCATATTTGGTATGAATCCAAATTTTCGGCTTGTTAAGACCATGCAAGGGCGAATCATTCAAAAGGTATTTTTTGATCAACTTCGCTTCTTCGTCGTCAGCACCTTGAAATGTATTCTTCCATTTCATTACGGCATAATTCGCAACGAGAATTAGACTAAAAGCAAATAAATAATGATAGACATTTTTGGATTCAAACATAATATATATAATATACATTTTATTTATATAAGGTTAACGGCCCGGTTCAAAAATAAATATAATATTCAATGTTGTAATTGGATTCACTATACCGAATATTGGAAGAAAACATGATATTGTTGGCTTTGCATATTTGACGAATGATATTTGTAAAAGAATTGTAGGTCAAATCGCGCGTAATATAAAATTGTTTTGAAGCGTGGTAATAGTCTTTCAATGTTTCAAAAAATGTCACATGTAACTGATGAAAAACCATTTTTTTGAAAGAATTGATATCAATGATATAATGTTTTTCCTTTTTGAGGCAAATACTATCTAATAAATCAAAAATAATATTATTGGGTAACGGTTTACGAAATAGTTGTTTATTTGTCATACTATAACCAATTAAAAAATAATGTTATAAATTACACAATTACCTTCTATTTTTTATAGGTGATTTTACATATTAAATAGACGCAACACTGCAGTTTTCACAACAAACATCAATGAACAAGAACCCAAAGCAACAATCGCAAAGTATGCAAAATCAATCGCATTGGACATATCCTTCATTTTTTGGGTAGTGCGCTCAATGCGTCTCATTTCTTCCTGACGAATTTTTTCTAAATACAGAATGGCGTCCATATGTTCCTCTTTGGCGTGTTGAATCCATTCAAGAAAGCTCAAATCGTCACGATCCAAATCTGTACCATATTTGGTATAACCAACCTCGGCGCGCTTTTGAAACTCCTGCAAAATTTGAAACACAATTGTGTCAACATTTTTCTCGCTAATAAGAATATTCTGTAGGGTTTTACGGTTACGAATGTTGTAGATAATCTCGGACATTTCGCTATTTTGCTCCATTTCTTTAGTGTGATGCATTGAAAATATACTTCTATTTATGAATCAATTTTTATATCTTTTCATTCATGTATAATCGTACGGATGTCGTTTGTAAAGAGGGCCAATTCAATCGAATCTTCGTGAATATTGTGAAAAATAGTAATGTATTTGCAAATGATCGGAATGATCTTGTATTTTTGTTCTTCGGTCAACAATTTGGTCATTTTGACAAAGGTAAAAAAATAATCTAAAATGTCAATGACCGAATAACCAAAGTCGTGAATTTTATACAGTATTTTAATAGCACACTGTAGTTCTATCGACGAATCCAGACCCCGAGAAAAAACGGATATAAATTCTTCAAACTGTTGAAAAGAAATGTTCGAACACAATTTCTTACATAATTGCAGGTTAATCTTGTCCCCCAATATGTAAATTTTTTCTAAATTATTGATGACATTACGGATCGAATTATTGGATATCGACAACAGATGATTTTTCGATTCTTCGTCGATTCGAATGTTTTCACACTGAATGATATTTTCCATAATATCCTGGATTTTCGGTACAGTTAACAGCGGAATATGTAGAATATGCACGCGCGATTGAATACTCTCAATTATTTTTTGTATGTTACTGCAAACCGCAATGAAATTAATATTGTTCTTGTATTTATCGATGTAGTTTCGAAACACCTGTTGACTCTGTTCATTGATGGTGTCCATATCATCCACAATAATCAATTTCTTTTTACCAAAAATATTGCTTCTTGATCGACAGAAGGTTTTCATTTCGTTGCGGAAAAATTGTATCCCCTGCTCTTTCAGATTATTAATGAACAAGATGTTGGATTCAGATATGGTATCGTGTTTGCCCAGTCCATAGTATTCGCGAATAATCGAATACAAAAAGGTTGTCTTACCAGAATTGGTGTTACCGATAAATAATATATTCAAATCATCCATATCAAAGAGTGTTCTCAAAACAGAAGAGAAATCTTGGTCAATGTGAAAATCGTCGATAAAATAGGGTTTATATTTGGAAATAAAGGTGGGTGTATTAGATGTTTTGGACATTGATATTTTTACTAAATTCATTTTATGTGCATTATTAAATAATATTTAAAATAAAACATAATAAATATTTGGGTACATAGATTCATATATAATGTCTCAAAATTATTATGATCTATTAGGTGTCGATAAACAGGCTTCAGAAGATGAGATCAAGAAGGCGTTTCGCAAGCTTTCTTTGAAATATCATCCGGATCGTAATAGTGATCCCAGCGCCACCGATAAATTCAAGGAAATCAACGAAGCTCACGAAACTTTGACAAATAAAGAGAAGCGCCAACAGTATGATTTTCAATCCAGTGGTGGATTTCCTATGGGCGGTGTAGACATGGGCGCGGAAATGCACGATATTAATAATATTTTCAGAGCCTTTTTTGGGGGAGGTGGCGGACCAGGGGGACCAGGCGGGCCGGGAGGTCCCGGCTTCACCTTCAATATGGGAGGGGGTCCTGATATTCATGTGTTTCACGGAGGCATGCCCGGTATGGGAGGTATGCCGGGAATGCCGGGTATGCCAAATCCATTCTTTCAAAATATGAACAAGCCACCGCCTATTATCAAAAATATCCAACTGTCCATGGGACAAGTGTATTCGGGATGCACTTTCCCCATTCAAATCGAGAAGTGGAACATTGTAAATAATATAAAACATGTTGAGATGCAAACCTTGAATGTCACCATTCCGGCGGGAATCGATGAAAACGAGGTAATCATTTTACGCGACATGGGAAATACGATCGATAATCGTATAAAGGGTGATATCAAAATATGCATTCAAATTAGCAATGAGACTGAATTTATGAGACAGGGTATGGATTTGGTAGTCAAGAAGCAATTGACGCTCAAGGAATCGCTGTGTGGTTTCAAATTCGAGGTCAAGCACTTGAACGGTAAGATGTTGGCTTTTAACAATCACACAAATATCACGGTCATCAAACCGGGATACAAGAAGGTTGTGCCCAATTTGGGAATGAACAAGGATGGGCGTTCCGGTACTTTGATCATCGATTTTGATGTAGTGTTTCCGGATGTTTTGGGTGACGATCAGATACAAAAATTAAGTGAAATCCTTTGAAGACTTCATAAAGCGATACACAGAGAATGTAAAAATTCGATGTAATCATCGCGCGATACGATTTTTTTCTGTTTTTCTTCCAAAGCTACTTGCAGTTCATCAGTTTCACTATCATAATGTTTTTGTAACAGGTCAAAAAAGAGTGAATTGTCGGGAAAAGATGACGAAATGCACGAATTTTCCCACCAAAAGAGAGTATTCAACAGTTTGGTCATTTTGGCCATTTTTTTAATAAACATGTAGTTTTCGAGAAGATTGGACATCTTTACTTCGATAGGTGAATTCAAAGAGTCACTTTCGTATTTAATCAGCGTTTTACTATAAACAAACAACATGGCATCTAAATGATTCAAATCCTGACACATATTTGTACTGTACATTTGCTCCAAGTATTCTAAATAATAGTAGTACGCCTTTTGACAATTAAAATAAACATCGTTGATATTTTTCGAATGAATGTAATTTAACTGAAAAATGTGTATCATCATACGGAAACCGATGGACAATAAAAATATATTATTTTCAAGTTTCATGAAAAATTCGGAATTTTTCATGTTGTCCAAGTATTCATAAATGATATTTAGCAACATTTTTATCAATTCATCATTCATTTTTGTTGCCCTTATAAATTTTACCCATAAATATATTTTCTTATTTTTACCATTTAAAGTAAATTACCAATAATATTATATTACTAATATATTATTCATAAAATGAGCAAATTTGTGAAACCAGAATCGTCACAGCCCTTGCGCAGCGACGCAACGGGAGGTGTGGCTTTAGCAAAGGAAAACGGTGCTGCCGCGCCAAGCGACGCTAATATGCACAACGGTTATCGTTTACCGGGTATGAATGCTCTCATGAACGCGGTGAAGTTGTCCATCGTCGAGGATAAGCCGATCCTTATGGACTACTGGACGCACTCCATTGACAAGACGGTTCTCATTGGCGTCAAGGAGGACCAAGAGAAGCTTCTTGTCAAGAGCGAGGAGGAATACACCAGTCCCATCGACCGCATTTACAATGTGGAGAAGGAGTACATTATTATTACGGAGAACTCGATTTATTTGGTGGACTCATCCATCTCTAAGAAGCGTATTTCATCTTAATCTAACAGTCCTAGGTTGTGTACATAGGCTGCTATATCTTCTTGAGTATAATATGGTTTTTCATTATTATTAGCTATATTATAACAATCTTCATATGATGCATTTTCACAATTATTACTAATATATGATTCATAATAATATCTATCATCTGTAATTATCGGCGGTGAACAATTATTTTTCAGATAATTACCACGAACCCAAAAGAAGTTGAACCAACAAAAACCTTGCATTGAACATCCTAATGTGACCTTATTTTTATCCGGATTTTTTTGAAATATATCAATAATATATTCCCAGTTTGTAATAAGGGTTTCAAATAAATATGATTCTAATTTATTTCGTTTATTTTCACCTTCATGAAAAACCATACCCTTGGAATGAAAATACAGATATATTTTTTCAGGGTCTTCGCTTGCTTTTTCGTACAATTTTTTAATTCCAGGATACTCATATGTATTTTCATAATTATAATCAAAATGAATGTTGGTATTTACCGGAGATAAAATATTTGTTATTTCGGTTTTTGCAGAAGAAATCTCTTCTTCTGGTCCAGAAAGTACTATATTAATATCTGCATTTACGGCAAGTTTACAATTAACAAGATCATGCATTTGAGGAAGCACAATAGTTCTCCATCTATCTTCCTTTAAAAAGGCGAAATATACTACTCCAATTTTTTTATCTAATTTGAATGTTTCAAATATATTCGATCGTTTAAAATAATACAGCATTAAGGCGGTTATAATCATTATAATAATAATTATATTAAAATATTTTTTGTGTATTTTTTTCATATATAATAAAGGGTATATTATTGCATAATCGATCTAAAAATAATTGTTCATGCGTTTTTTCAAAATGTTCATAAAGTCATTCGGCGGTGAACTCGATATAGGAGCGGAAAATGGCTTCTGTTCTGACAAATAGACATTATTGGGTAAAATCGCAATATTTTGGGATTTGCGATGAATGTTTTTAATAGTACTCGGAAGTTGGATGTCGGTTCTCGTAATTTTGTGCGATTCTACTGAAACTTCCATTTGATTATAAATATATCAAAGACAAAAATTTTGACATAAAAAATGATTTGCGTGGATGTTTGCTAAAGAATTTTTCAATAAATAATAAAATTGAAACTATTTAAATAATTACTCTCTTTTTATATAGTCTAATCAATATAACAAAATGGCATCTGTAGATGAAGAATGGTCGCAATTTTTATGCAATGTGACGAAACCAACCTCTAAACAGGAACCATTGAAGCATAACGACAGTTTTGTTCCAGAAGTCGATACGCCTAAATGTGACGATCTTTACATTTCAACCAAAACCAAAGTATTATTTTTGAATCACGGAATCGATATTCACACAATATTTTGGGAAATACCGGTGGTGGAATATTGGAAGCCCGAGGAGGGAGTCATTAAAAAACAGATGAAAATTGTCTCAAAAACCCCGGAAGAATACGATTTAATCAAGGAAAAACTCAATCATGTCTACTATTACACGGAAAACATCATCAAACAAATAAACAATCCCACCGCTCGTCGTATCAAATTCAAAGATGAACGCAAAATCACGGTAGGACTGTCAAGAAAAGACATCATCAATTCTCGCCTAAAGGTTAAAAACGCCTTCTACAACTGTTTTGCCATCATTTTACGCTTCAAATATCAGGGGAATTTTCGCGAAATCCATGTTAAAATATTCAACACGGGAAAATTGGAAATTCCGGGAATTCTGAATGTAGAGATTTTAGACATTGTTAAGGGTATGATTATTGGCATCCTAGAGCCCTATTTTAGGAGAATCAACGACGGAAAACTCGAGACACCTATCGAATTTGTTGAAAATTCGAAAGACGATAATGTGCTCATCAACTCCAATTTCAACTGTGGATATTTTATCAATCGTGACAAGTTGCACTCGATACTAAAAAATGAGAAATATGGTATAGAGACCGCTTACGACCCATGCAGTTATCCGGGTGTAAAGTGTAAATTCTATTTTAACAACGATTTGGGGTTTGATCCGGAAAAACAGAACGGTCGAATTTTGCAGGAAGAACGCGGTATGAAAATGAGCGAGTTGATTGACAATAAAAAGTACATCGAGGTGTCATTCATGGTCTTTCGCACCGGGAGTTGCTTGATCGTTGGTAATTGTTCGGAGAGCATTTTAGTGTATATTTACGAATTCATTAAAAAGATTTTTGCAAACGAATACCAAAATATTTCGGTATCCAACGAGGAACCCATTGTGAAAAACAAAACAACCAAAATAAGAAAGAAGACGGTCATGATGACACCCGAATATTTTGCCGAGCTATCCAAAGTCGTCTAACACAACTATTATCGAGCGATTTTACAGTAGTAGTCGTACAATTGATACACAAAGTAGTTGACCATATGTTCAGTTTTCACATCTGTATTATGAATCAGATTTGAAATGATGTTCAACAGATGTTGGGTGATGAGTGAAGGATATTCTTTGATTATGTAGTGAAAATAGTTCAATATGATGGTTCTTTTGTCCATATTATACTGAACACTAATGTCGTAGAGGTACTTTATGATACTGTTAATCATCGATTCGTCGGATACAGCTTTGGCCTCCCGTCCCTCGGATGCCGCCGCCACCTTTTTTGTCCTTTTTTTGGTTTCAGGTTTTTTTCGAAATATGAGTTGGTGAATATGCTCCAAAATGGATTTATTCAATATCTTGTTTTCCCAATCCACCCCCTTGAAATTTTGGTTGAGTTGAATAAAATTAATCATACTGCGAATGTCAGATTCGTAGGTGGTTTGAATCGTCTGAATCAATTCTTCCGTTAAATTCAGGTGTTCATTGTCGGATATGTTTCGAATGAATTGGAAAATGTCCTCTTTGGGTAACTGATTGAAACGAATACAAATGAATTCATTCTGTAGGGATTCTTCGATCTTACTGATGTAATTACAGATCAAACAAAAACGCACATTTTGAGAGCATGTTTGTAAGAGATATTTCAGGGCCTGTTGTGCATTCTTGGTCATATAATCGACCTCGTCCAAGATGACGAATTTAAGTCCGGTATCAAACATGTTGTTGGTTTTCACAAATTGGTGTATTTGGTTACGAATAATATCAATGCCTCGTTCGTCGGACGCATTCAAGTGAATGACCAGATTCTTGTTTATTTTGTAATGTCTGGCCTGAAAATCGTTGATAAGATTGATAATGGTAGTTGTTTTACCGGTACCGGGTGGGCCATAAAAAAGTAAATTGGGGAAATAGTTCTTTTCTAATATATTTTGGAAAAGATGGCGATTGATGGGATCGAGAACAATATCGTCAAATTGGTTCGGTCGGTATTTTTCGACCCACGGAATTTGATTATGAAGAGGATTGGTAGAATTTATATTCATGGTATTGTGATTGTATTCCATTTAATTTTTATTTTTATATCATATATCACATATGTTATAAAAAATTACGAAGAAATCACATTTTTGACATAGAGTACCAAATTATTGGGATAACTGTTGACCGGGGCTTTTTCCCACTCATACTGATGCCAACCACAAATAATAGTATTATTTTGGGTACTAAGTGCCCAAAGTGAGTACATGCCATCGGCTCCGGGGAAATACATGGCGTTTCCGGTTTCATCTGTAAGTGGGTAAGAAGCAAAATAACTGTCATAAGTCCTTACGCTAACTATTTTGTTAATGAACGGATCTAACCCGGTACCTTTATCCTTGTAGTTGGAATAGGCCACGAGTACGGTACAGGGGAAGGTAACCGAACGGACCTGTGCAGGTGCTGGGGCAGGTGCTCCTGGCGCCGTGGGTGCCGGTACAGGGGAATTGTTGTCCGGTATCAATAAACCCGTGCAATATGTGTTACATGTATTGTTTGTTGTACAACAGGTAGTGCAAAAATTTGGATTGATTTCACTTGGTCTACACGAACCATTAGATATTACATCTGAACTTGATGGTGTAGGTGCATGTGTAGGTGTATAATTACCAAAATCTTTGAACCAACCGTTCTCCATCAATGCTTGATATTTGGTAGTTTGGTAAATAACATCGTCGGGGGTTAGTACGGGGTTGGTAATATCGTACGCATCCAATGCAGTATCGTGAACCATAACAAAATTATCGGTGGGAACTACACTATTCATCGGATTATTAAAAGACTCTAAATTTTTTGAAAAATTTTCTATAGAAATAACTTGCATATAGATTAAAACAAATATCAAAAACAATAAAATGACTGTTAATATTAATACATTTTTACCGGTCTTTTGATTCATATATTTAAATTATATGTATATAATTATCTTACATATAATTCATACTTTTGACAAGGGAACAATTGCAATACCGGGGTACTAGAGCCGGGGCCCGGCCAGCGCTGCGGGTGTATAACCAAAAGTTGGTACCGAATAAACCGGTGTAGGTAAAGGTGCGAATGTGGATGATGTTGTAGATTTATACACAGCAGTGGGCGTAGAAATATATGCAGGAGGTGGCGCCAGTGCTACATTTACAGGTGAAACGGTAGGTGCTAATGCTTGGGGTAAAACGGGTGCATATGTGGTCGAGGGTGCCGGTGCATAAAAAGACGAAGTAGATGGCGCTTTAGAAGAAGCACCTGCAGATGTCACTGGTACAGAAAATGGCACATTCGAAACATAGGACCCTCCATTCTTGGTTTTCACTGTGCACGATGTCGTTCCGTTGATCAAAGAAGTCATGTCACTGTTTCCAATCAAAGATAGACTACAGTCGATTTCGTTGATACCCGTATCCACATTCGGTTTCAAAGCGGATAAATCCAAAGGCTGATATGGCTCATTTTGTTCTTGAATATCCGTGGTAGGAGGTTTTGTACCATTCTTGGTATTCATATACTGCGCAACCTTGTAATTGACATTGGGACGACCTTCTATAACATCATAGGCAAAAATATAATTAATAGCGGTTCCCACCGAGTTATCCGTATTATTCATTAATAAAAACGAATTCAC